AATCCATTTGGAAAGTCATCAACACCAGTATCATTGTTTCTTAGACATGTTCCAGTATCAAATATTTGACGAACATCAATTGCGTTTAGAAATTCGTTATTTAATTTTAATAATCTACCATAAGGTTTTCTAAGACCATTGAAGTCTCGTGTTAATTGTTTTTCTAAATTTTCTCTACACCCAGATTGTTCTTGTGCTACTCTTACCTCTTGTAAGTATTCTGCTGTGAATACTTTATTACTTTTACAATTTTCTATTGCAATAATGTTTGAGTCTACTTCTTCCATATCAAAAAGTTCATCTAATCCAGTTGCATTGCTTACAGTCATAATTTTGTTACGTCTTTTGGAATTGATTCAATACGTTCTCTACTTATTCTAACATACTTTTCGTCAGTGTCAATACCTATAAACTTCCTATTAAGTTTAACTGCTGCTACACCTGTAGAACCAGATCCCATGCAGTTGTCTAGTACGGTATCACCCTCATTAGAAAATGTTGTTATCAACCATTCCAATACAGGAACTGGTTTTTGTGTAGGATGTACTTGTTGTTGTGCAGAGAAGTCTCTTGATATGTTAAGGATTGACTTAGGATATCTTGTGCCTTTATTTTCAAAACCTTTTACAGGTTTGAGACCATATCCATGATCGTTCTTTTTACCTACATATCCTTCTGGATTCTTACTCTGTCTTTTAAATGGTTCTCCTTTCTCCATGATAGGATTATATGTTCCACCAGGTTTCTTGGCAAACAATAATATATTCTCATGAGTTTTCATAGGTCTATACTTTGCTAAACCTGGTGAACCACATTTGTTTTTGTTCCAGATCAGTTCATACTTGAACCACTTTAATTTAGAACAGATAAGTTGTGCAGAGAATGGTTGAGAACCGAACAATGCCATCATACCTTTTGGTTTTATGATACGACCATACTGTTCCCACATCAAATTAAAGTCTAAAATCTCATCCCACTTAATAGATGTTGTACCATATGGAGGATCACAGCAGATGAAATCAATAGACTCATCTGGTATCTCTTTCATTAGTTCTAGGCAATCTCCCTGCCGAAGATCATAACAATGCATCAAAACCTTCCCACTTTGCTCTTTGTGCTTTTATACCTTTATCCATACATTCTATCACAAAATCATATGCTTGTCCATGAGTGCGTTCAACTGGTACAGTATTCTTACTCCAATTGATTTGGAAAGGTAAGTTGTTACCATTTGCAGTAATCTTAGAAAGTGATTTGACTGAACTTACATATACATTCGTAGTTGATTTATCAACGACAAGTAAATAATAATCTCTATTATTATCTACATCTCTTGTGCCTAGTAAAGCATTAATAAATTTTTGACTTTGTGGATGCTTATTAATTTCATCAGCGGGTATTTGAGTAAAAGCATATAGTATACCTGCGAACGAACTGATATTGTCTGATGCTCCCTTAGTAAAATCAGATGTCTTGATATTGACGTAGTATCCAAATATTCTTACATCCCACCAAAAACGATCTTCACCGTCAATAATATTCTCTTCACCAAATTCATCTTGAAGAAGTTTAATTATAATATCTTCATCTACTGCACTATTTCTACGACCATCTGAATATTTTGTACAAAGTTCAAACTTGGTTGTGTCTAAAAACTCTTGTGCTTTTTGTAATTCAGAGGGAATCATAATTTAATTTGTGTATGTACATATTATAATACCCCTACCATGTATATGGCAAGGGTATGTGACAGTTTTAAAATTGGTTAGATATAATCTTTCCTTTGATGATGCTCAGGAATTACTTTTCCTAATACGATAGAAAGGAGTCCATCAGTAAACTCGACGGATCTAACCTCTGTATCGTCGGAGAGCGTCCATGCACGTTGGAAGGCACGTTGTGCCAGTCCTTGATGCACATACGTTGCATCATCCTCTGATTTTTCTTTGCTGCCTTCGACATATATCTTTCCATACTCTGTATAGACTTTGACGTCATCTTTTTTGAAGCCAGCGAGAGCGACTTCCAATCTTGATTCTTCATTAGAAATATGTATTAGGTTGTAGGGTGGGTAGTTAGTCTGGGTTGTGTTCCAGAATGAATCGAAATAACTATCCATTCCTATGCTGTTCTTTGCAATCTTGTCAAATAGTGTTGGCAAGTCAGCAGCAGTGTACCTTTGAATTTCCATAATAGTTCTCCTGTTATAGCGAGTGTTAGTTGTGTCCCTTATAGGCGACATAACTATTTAACCACATATAACAGATATGCACTATGGTATATACCGATACTACCTATTCGGTTTCCTTCTTCTTTCCTATGTTGTACTTACTCTCTAGTGTCCAATCACCCTTTTCTTTGTATGCAAGAACTTTGATTTGACTTAGAGGTGCTACATCGGCAATGCCTTCTTTACTATTGATAGACACTAATCCCCAGTCACCTAGGAGTTGTACAATACGATTCCTACGTTGCACATCATTAAGACTTAGGTTTGCCTTCTTACCATCAAGAGCAAACAACTCTTTAAAATGGACAATAAAATATTTACCTTGCTTATGCAAGATGTGGCATGACTGATATAATTTCTTTTCTTTTCTGGATGCTACTCCAATTCTTGTCAGTGTTTCTCTAACCTTTAGAAAGTCATCTGGTTCACGTAGTCCTACCTCTATCATACTTTCGGTAGTCCATGTAACTTCCTCAGTGATCGCAGTCATTTTTTGCCTCCCATGTCATGTTTGTTACGAATAGTTTCAAGTTGGGTTTTGGTTAGAAGAGTTACTGCGACCTTCGCTTTTTCATTACTATAACCATAGTGTTTTTTGACTAGATCCAGATCATCTATCTGTTCTTTCTTCAACCAAGGAGAAAATCTTTTCCTTTTCCTCAAAGTATATAGGAAGAAAGAGTACTGCATATCTTTGTCAATGTTACTATACTTGTTCATCTCATTAGCAAACAATACAGTGTCTAGATGACCAGACAAACACCTATTGATAATGTATGGTGGGTAGGATGATATTGCTTCTGGATCTTCTTCTATCAGATTGTCTTTGTTGAAGTTGATAGAGTTCAACCAGTCCTTTAATTCATATTTCATATCCAGTCTGACCTATCACATCCCCCTCTTTTAACTTCTGTAGAATGAAAACGATCCTGCATGTATTGTATCACTGCTTTGTAATTTGTATTTGGATTGCAGGAAAACAGATCACACCTAGCAACATCATCCTCAGGCCATGTGTGCACGCTTATGTGACTCTCTGCAAGTAGTGCGTAAGCACTAACACCACATGGTTCAAACTTATGACTGCCAATCTGTAGCACTTCTAATTTACCAACCTTTGCTGCCTCTGCCAAAGTCTCTTTGACATATTCCTCATCGTTCAATGGAGGAGACATGAGACATCCTTTTAAATCAAATAGTACGTGTTTCATTAGAATGTTCTGATAGGACCTACGACACCAGTTCTGGAATTGTTGACACGATATATCTGTGTCCTTCCTTCTTTGGTTTGTACATGGACTTCTTCACCCATGATGATTGCTGTTTGTGAGTTGGGAGCGAATGTAGATAAACCTCCTCTACGTGTATTGTAGAGTTGGCAGTACCCACTAGGCAATACTCTGACTCCTAAATTTTCCATAATTAAGACAAATAAGTTCACGACGTTTTGTTTGATCTATCATGTATGTACCTGTAGATCTCATTGTGTAAGTATGAGCAAAGTCATACTGATGCCATTCCAGAAATCTATCAACGATATCTGGGTGGTTATTATATGATATCATAACATTGCACAATTGCTCGTCCATGATATCTGCAAATTTTGCATGGTCAAAACCTTTATGCATATCACCTTTATGTCCATACAAATTATCTTTGATGTTGTATGGTGGATCTGCATATATGAATACATTATCTCCATCAGATGCTAGATGTTCATAAGATAGATTTGTAATTGACCAGTCACGTATTAAGTATTCATAGGCAGGAAGTTTTTCAATTCCACGGAGGGAGAAGTTGGAATCACTTGCTTGCGAAGAGAAGGACGACCCTTCAGTGAGACCAGAGAAAGAACACTTATTAACAATATAAAAAGCAATTGCTCTGTCCTGATCTTTCGCATCCTTGTCATTTACTATCTCCTTTGATTCTAAGAATAATCCTTGTGCTTTATGTGGTGTGCTATATGTGCTTTTTAAAATCTTAAGACTACTTGCCATCTCTTCTCCATTACTCTGGAGTTGCACCCAAAAATTATAGAGTGGTTCGTATAGGTCATTAACCCATATCTTAAGATCAGGATATTGTTTTGTAATCTCAAGTGCCATGCTACCACCACCTAAGAACGGTTCACGAAACTCTGTAATTTCAGCGGGTAACCACTGACATAGTTTAGGAACTGCTCTAGACTTACCGCCAGGATATCTTAGTGGTGTCTTAAGACTTTTCATTCTGTTTCTGCT